AGGAGATCCATATCGTCCATAACTGACTCCATGTACTTAGTTCTCTTTGCAACTCCGTTAGGATCTTGTGAGTAAGCTTTTATATCGTAAGTTCTTTCAGCTATACCGTTAACAACAATATCAACAAATTTAGGTATAATAGGAACTGGGCTCCAGTCTAAATTTAAGTAAGATAAATCTCCATTTATAGACAATTCATCTTTATACTTCTGTATTGATTGCTCTCCTCTTGCGTATAATCGCAGTCTGTGAAAATCGTTTAAGTTGCTTCTATATTTAGCATTAGTTGCGTCATCATCAAACCACTCTTGTTCTATAGCTTTTGCAACTTTTAAACCGTAATCATAGCTTAGCTTTTCAGCATCACTTACAGTTTGACTTGGAAAATAATTCTTTATAACAGACTCTGCCATACTTATTTTATTAATTTAGATGTATTACCATTGTTAGTATACTTTGCAATGTTTAGGTTTAATGCTGGTTTTTTTATATCAGCGTGTGGTCTATACAAGTGTCTATTGCAAGCCATTATAGCTAAACCGGAACTTATAGCGGCATCAAACTTTGTACGTTTATTTATGTCAAACCTACTCCATTCGTTTAGCGTTTGGTTGAAATATACGTTACCATAGCTACCATCACCCAAGTGACCAACGTGGTTTTGAATGTACATTTCTATCGCGGCAGCGTGAGCTTGCTTTATATCTTCACTTGAGTTAGGTATTCCACCTACTTCTTTTTCCGCTACAGAAAGCTTGTTCCAAACTTTATCAGGTCTATTCATGCTAAAACCTCTGTAGCCTCTTCGCTTCAGATAATAAAGTAGCCTTGGTTTATTGTTCTCCGCTAGTATTGGCATACCGTAAAATACTAATGCCATTAATACGTCTTCAAAAAATATTTCAGCGGTTTGTGGTCTTGCAATATACTCTAGAAACATATGGTTAGGCGGTGCGTCTTCCATAGAAAACTTTGTTAATCCGTGCAAAGCGCCTTTAGATCCTTTACCATCTACTGTTCCACTAATATCGTAGCTGTCACACCCAAAAGCACCCATGTGCTCGTTGCCAGGGTATTTAACTCCGTTCTTAGTTATTATTCTGTTCTGAAGGTTATGTGGTGGCGTCCAACTAATATTAAACCTACCTTTTGGATCAGGATAAAAAACTACTTTAGAGTCTTTTATACCATTCTCCCATTGAAAATTACCCGTATTAACTGCAGAGCTATTTCTAATGCCTTCGTTATAATCTATTTGTTCGTATATCTTAACTAAATTAAATATACTGTTTTTCGCTTCATCTCTGAAAGCGTGTTCTTCTGTTCTTGGAAACTGTCTGTAAAATTCATTCAAACCATCTTGGTCTGATTTTAATCCGTCAGCTTCGTTATTCCAGTGATCAATTATACCGTATTCAATTAATTCACCGTCTGGTCCGTGTACATCATGATCTGGGTTATTAAATACTGGTTGTCCAAATTCGTCAATAAATCCTTCATAGTTCCACTCCATTGGGATAAACAAAGAATATAAACCAGACTTTGTTTGTCCATTGCGGTTTCTAGAAGTGACATCTGAATCATTGTACAATTTTTTAAAATTATCTCCACCTTTGTCTAGCGCATTTGAAGTTGAACCCATCATGCACTTACCTACTACTCTAGCACCTAATCTAAGGCAAGTTTTTGTAACTCGCCAGTTGTTAAGTATATTGTCAGGCCTCTCCCACTTACCACTTTCATCGTGAACTAGTAGTGATAGTTTTTCACCATCATAACTGTTGTCACCAGTGTTTTTCCAATCAATCGTCGTGTCAAGACCTTTTATTTCCTCTAGCTTTTCGTTTACCTCTATTTTCTTACGAGTGAACTTACTCGCAGGCACACGATACGCTAGTTCAGATTTAGGTCTGTCCATACCATCTTGGATAGGCTTGAAGAAAAAAGGGTAGTTTATAGATATAGGCACAACCTTGTCAGTAAACATCTTTTTCGCATCGGCACCACTTTTAGATAGTATCCCATATCTACTATCACTCGATATTGTAGCTAAGTTAACGGTTTCAGCAGAGCTCATAAAAGAAAAGCCTGAACGTCTATTCTTAAGGTAGCACATGCCGTAGCAGCGCTTATCTGCTTTACAAGCTTCCCAAAATATATAAAAAAGCCTGTTGGCCTCTCTAAAGTCTGGAGCTCCTACGTCTATTTTTGACCATTGTAAGTACATGTAGTGAGTTCCTGTAATATAAGTTGGAACACCATTATTTTGAAACCATAAGCCCTGATCTCTTCTCTTGAACTCTTCATCTATATAGTCGTACCATTGTTCTTTTTGCTCGTCAGGATACGCTCTCCAGTCAAATATATTTTTTATTTTATCTAGCTGGCTTGGAGTATCAATACGGCGCCATTTATTCTTACTGTTGCTATACACACTGCTAGGCGTCTTTGGCAAAGCTATCTTTAAATTCTGTATTTCTATTATATCTCCAATTTTACCAGTCTTAGATATAACTATTAAGTCGTGCTCTTTGTTATAGCCGTACTGCCATTTATTACCTTTGTTAAGTCTACTTATAGTAGTCTTCTTAACAGGTTCAATTACTTTGTATAACGTTTGCTCGTAACTCATTTAGATCTTCCTTCAGCAAATCCTTTAAATACACGTTCTTTTTTCTCCTCAGGTTCTTTTCCATCAAGTAACGCTTCTTCTTCTTGTATCCTGTTAAGTATTTCAAATGCATCAAATATAGCGAGCTTCTTCGTTGCAGCGGCGTTTTTAAGTCTGTCAGCAGTAATATCATCACCACTATCAACTATAGCCTCTTTAGCCACTTTGATGAGCTCTTCAACGGCTCTATGCCCAGCTTGGATTATACTCTTCTTCGTCTCCTTGATATTCATATTTAATTGTAATAAAACTTGATAAAACTCTATACAGTCTTTCACTATCTATAATAAACTCATACTCACTATTAGGTCTAAAACCTACTAGATCACCTACGTCTACCACGCTGTCAGAATACTTAACGATACCTATTAAAGGTCTTTCTTGCTTAACGTTAAATTGATCTACAGCTTTTATAGGTTTAACAAAGCAATAACCGTCAGGCGCTTGCCACTTGTCTTTTGACTTAAATAAAAATATTTGATCTATTGAAATTATATACGTGTTTTCGTTAAAAAAAGATTTACTATTTCTTTCTTTACCTTTAACGTCGTGCCAGCGTCTAAAAACATTATGGTGCACTAGAACTGTGTCGCCTTGCTTTATGTTTGTTTTGAGATTAGCTGGCGTAGATATTACTTTAGCTAATCTGTTAACGTGTTGGTGGTTAAAAACCTCAGTGTTTGTTATTAACTCAGAGTCACCGATTTTTTTAACGTTGTTATATCTTTCACCTATTGGCTCTACAACAAAGTTATAAACGCTTTTCATTAGTACTGCAGGTTATATTCAACAGATACAGCCATGTTTTTGTTAAAGTCTTTCCAAGGCAAAACATCTTTACCTTTTCTAATGTAAACAGAAAACTTGTCTTCTTCTTCTATAATATCGCAAATAGTATGACCACCATACACTTCTTGCCCAACGGCATAGTGCATGGCGTCATTCTTATAGTCTTTGCCGATACTAATCTTTCGTATCAGTTTCGACATCTTCTTGATATTTTATAGTTCCGTCTTGAATGTTTATGTCAACTTTGCCATACTCTTCTTCAAGCTCTTTCTGCAAATGACCAATAGCCTCTTGAAAAGACATTACTCTTGTTACCATTTGACTTTTTTGTAGCTCTAATCTTCCAAGCTCTTGTTGACCAGAGTTTATAGCGTTTACTATATTCTGCATCTTTGTCAATTGCTCTTCAGTAACTTTTTCAGCTTTAGGCTTTAAGTCTACTACTTCTTTTGATTTTGGTGTTTTTCTTTTTGCCATAATTTAATTTAATTTAATTGTTAATTGTTAATTGTTAGAGTATGCCGTGCTTAGAGATCATATCGTTAGATATTTCTCTAACTTGCGTTTCTGTTAAAGCTATTCTGTACACTCCTAATTCGTAAAGGTGCATATTACCTTGTGGCACAGCAGTACCACCACTTGGATTTTGAAAAGGTTCAAAACCACCTATTTGATCTATTGCAAAATCTACGTTAGCGTCAAAGTCAGTGTCTGATATTTCTTGTATAAATGAGCCAGCAGTTGATTGATATACTTTAACAGTAGCGTTCACTCCAGCGTCTTTAGTTACACAGATAAAAGTTTTTACATTTGAAGGTATGCCTTCACTAAATTGCTCTATACCTATTTCATCACTAGTTCCGCTTTGGGTTGCTCTCATATTAAAGTAAGGGTCTGCACCATCGTCTTCTTGTGTAAATAAATATATAGAAGATTTATTGTTAGCATCAGTATAACTTCCAGTTACAAACTGATAAGCGTTGTTTTGTTCGCCAGGCGCAGATTGTTTTGATACAAAAAATACTGTAAAAGCATCAGTTAGCGTAATAGCACTACTAAGATCTAGTTGATCTACTTGACCAGAAGTAGAAGTAAAAGGGAAATGAACTCCTTTATTAGCTACATCGTGAATAGGTTTTTTATTGTCTACAGATTGCCCTACAGTTATACTACTACCGTCAGCTAAGTTTTCCATAGCACTTACTAGTTTTTCACCACTTACAGTAGAAGATGTTACGTTAAACCCAGAAACATGAAAAACTTTAGAAGATAAATCAAGAACTGATTCTGCGCTAGCGCCACCTGTTATGCTATTACCTAATCCTAACATTAAGCTCTATCTCTATAATCTGGTCTTGGAGCTACGTAGCAAATACAAGCGCCACCATTTAACTCTACTTTATCCCACATTCCGTATATAGTTATTCCTTTTGGAAACGTGTGAGAAGTCGTAACTCGATCACTATCTTCGTTTGATTCGTTGGTAGTGTCTTCACCGGTATTTCCAGCCCAGTCAGTATCTAAAGGATATGGACCATCTGTCGCTACAAAATAAGTGTCACCCATACCTAAGTTAACGCCGCCATCAAGAACTTCTAAAGCTTGAAAAGTAACATCTTCTGTCATAGTAACAGCGCACACGTAGTATTTAGCTGTGGATGCTGTTAGAAGAAGCTTAGCACCATCACCTGTTAGATAAGTAGATCCAAACTGACCAAAGCCATATGCTACTTCTGTTGAATTTTGTCCCATTTTATTTTTTTATTTTTTCGTATGAGCGCCCACCGAAATAAGCGCCTATCACTGTTATTAATACTAATTGTAAAAGATCAACCCACTTATCCTCTACTGTAAACATAATCACACCTGCATCAATAAAAATTAGCAGTGTGGTTGATATTACTAGCCAAGCTAGCACTAACGGGCGTATAGATTTACTAAGCCATGAGTCAGACTGCATGTCTGATTTCCACCTAGCTGTAACTTCTTCTTGCATTTTAGCTTCACTATCCAAGAGCATCTGCTTTATTTTAGCTTTAGCTTCTTCTCTTTCTTTATCTGTAGTTATTACTTTATCAAGTATCCCTTCAGCGTTATCTAAGACCTTACCTAAAAGCCCTCCCATTAAATTCTGTATCATATTATTTTCTTCCGTTATTAGCGTCTACTTCCCATGGAAAACCTTCGTCTCCTGCTTCTTTCCATTGCCCATCAACATGTAACATGTCTTTGCCGTTTATAGTTTTGCGCTCGTAAGTTATTCCGTTGTATTTAACGTGATCATCTCCATAAGATAATTTACCAGTTCTCATGTCTGTAGCATGTCTCATCTCATGGTTAATGACCTCACGCTCCATAGGGCTACCTTGTGGTATTTGATCGCTTATGTATATTGAGCCGTCCATGTTAGCCTCGCCTAAAACACCAGGCTCTAGTGGCTTTCTAATAACAGGTGTCCCAGGTACTGATATATCCGCATCACCGGCTTCTTGACCAAACCTCATTTTTTTTGAAAGTTTGCCGCCTGACGCTATTGGTGTTGTACCTTTACCTAGTTTAAATCCCACTATCTATCTTTATCTTTTATCATATCGTCTATAGCCTTGTTAAAGACTTTGTCTGTATATGATTTGTTATTGTAAAATACACTTCTTTCTGAAACAGGCATATCTTCTTCGCCAAGTAATATCCTGTATATTCTACTTATTAACTGACTGCATTTAAACGATGTTTTAAATACTGAGTATTTTATCGTTGTTCTATTCCTGTGTCTCCACACTTCAATCCAGCCTAACTTTCTTAGTTTGTCCCACCGGGTTTTATCCCAGCTCATGGTATAAGTACCATCAATAAATTCTTGTCTAGTAAACCGTTTCTTGCAATCTAAATATATTAGCAGTTCAAGATCGGCGTCTGTTAATCCGTAAGTCTTACAAGCCCACTTTCTAGTGAGCCTGTAATACTTTAGGATTTGTAATTCACGTAAATCGTGACTAGTTAATCTCAATTATTACGAATCAAGGTTAACAGTTATACCGAACGAAGCGTCGCCAGTTATGTCAGCAATACCTCCAAAATAAACGCCGTTGTCAACGTCTATAATAGATATTAAGCCTCCATTAGCGTGAGGGCCAGCGTTTACAGCTTCAGCCATTGCTTGTGCGATAATTTTACATCTGTGGTAAGAGCCAGCTGTTGCGTGAGTGTCAGCGTGGGTAACTTCAACGTAGTCACCAACACCGCCACCACCGTCAACATCACCTACCGGACTTTCAAAGAAAATACGAGTTGTTGATGCTGATGCTGGTTCTACGCCAATAAATCTTGACGCTGGATATAGAGCAGCTTCTGTAGTTGCGTTAGCACCGCCGCCTTCTCCAAAGTATAAATAATTTTCCATTTTTTTAATAATTTATAAGTTAATAATTAGGCTACAGTGCAGTTAGTTACAAGACCGTTAAAAGCTTTGTGACCTCCTACCGCAACTTGGCTGTTTGCTACATTGAACC